CCGACCGATTCGGGCGCACTGACCAAGGTTGGCGGTGCATCGGGCATCATGGACGTGTCCCTGGCGTTCCACCCGGACGCCTTCACCTTCGCCACGGCTGACTTGGTCATGCCGCAGGGCGTGGACTTCTCTGCTCGTGAAGTGCAGGACGGTCTGTCGATCCGCATCGTGCGTCAGTACGATATCAACAACGACAAGTTCCCTTGCCGTCTTGATATTCTCTACGGCTACAAGACGATCCGGGCCGCGCTTGCCAGCCGCATTGCCTCGAACAGTTCGGCTTAAGGAGCAAACGCTATGGCTATCGGAAAACAGCTTTCGGACAAGAACCCGGACGGTGTCGCCCTCGGGCAGTCTGCTACGGATCTGGTGTCTTTTTACGGCACCACTCCCATCGTGCAGCGCGCACTTGCGGCACAGGCGACCTCGCTTCTCAGCACCGCCTCGTCTACCGCAATCGACACGCTCACCAAGGCCGCGCTCATTGAGGTAATGAATACCCTCGCCGCGCTCGGCCTGTGGAAAGGCGCTGCCTAGTATCTTCGGGGGATCGCGGCGGTGTTGCGGTCCCCCATTAATGCCAGTGCAACCAACATGAACGCGAACGCAATTGGCCCTTGAGCGAACGTCACCTCCGCGCATTCTTCACGTTGGCTGCGGCGGTGCGCCGTTGCCAGAATGGCTGATGGGGATCGAGACGCGGTTTGACATTGATCCGGCCATGAAGCCCGACATTGTTGGCAGCATTACCGACATGGGCGACGTAGGCGAATACGACCTCATCTATTGCTGCCACACGCTGGAGCATCTGGTGCCACGCGACGTGGGCAAGGCGCTGCAGGAATTCCTGCGGGTGTTGGTGTCTGGTGGCAGTGCAATTATCCTGGTGCCCGACCTTGAGGGCATGACGCCGACGCACGACACTGTTTACATGTCACCGAGCGGACCGATAACCGCGCATGAAATGTTTTACGGCCACGTTTCCGGCGCCGACAATCCTTACATGCGGCACCATTCCGGCTTTATCGCCAGCACGATGAAAGCGGCCATGTTGAAGGCTGGTTTTGACCGTGCCGAGGCCCGCCGCGACGAGTTCAGGAACATCATTGCAGTTGCGGTGAAAGCGTGACGAAAAAGGTTGTTTTCTGTGTCCCCTCGCTGAACGGCCCAACGAAACATTTCATCAACGCGCTAGAAGCCTCGATGCCGCTGATTACGGCGGCGGGTTGGGAAGACGGCGCGGTTGAATGCCGGGGCAACCCATACATTTCCTATGCCCGCGCTGAGATGCTGCGCAAGGCAATGGACGCCAAGGCCGACGTCGTGGCGTTCATCGACTATGACCTGTCGTGGTCCCCAGCGGACCTTCTGACACTGATTGAAACGCCCGGCGATGTCGTCGCGGGCACCTATCGGTACAAGAAGGACGAAGAAGAATATATGGGCGCATGGAATGTCGATTCCGACAACCGCGCCATCACCCGATCGGATGGATGCATCTCGGCAACCCGCATCCCTGCCGGTTTCCTCAAAATCACCAAAAACCTCGTTGACCGCTATATGGCAGCGTATCCCAACCTGATCTTTGGGCCGTACTACAACGCCTCTCTGGACCTGTTCAATCACGGCGTGATCGAGCGCACATGGTACGGCGAGGACATGGCCTTTTCCAAGCGCTGGGTGGACGTTGGCGGCGAGATTTGGCTGGTCCCAACGCTTAACCTGACGCACCACCAGGGCGATAAAGCCTACCCCGGAAACCTGCATGAATTCCTCCTCAAGCAACCGGGTGGTTCAAACGACCCGAACCGCTGAACTCGCCAAACTGCGGGCCGAGCGTGACGCCTTAAAGCGCCTCGCTGACGCCATCCGGCAGGACCGCGAGAACTATGTAAGCGGACCCGCCTCAAGGGCCGCATTGGCCGAATATGAAGCCGTGAAGAGGTAAGCCCGATGGCCCTTGCGCTTGCCAATTACGTGGACCTTCAAGCCACGGCCCTTTCCTTCATGGAACGGACTGGCGAAACCGCGTCCACGGACGCCGCCCCGGTATGGATTCAGTTGGCAGAAGCGCGCCTCAACCGCGAACTCGGACCGATTGAAACCGACCAGGCGTTTACCGCGGTCGTAGGCTCCCGCACCCTTGATATTTCCGCCCTGACGATTGTCGAGCCGCTGCGGCTATGGTTCCAGCCCGCCACGGGCGTTGCCGAAGTCGAATTGCAGCAAACGCCGGCCATCAACATGCCGCGTGTGTACGTCAACGGCATGCCCACCGCGTGGTGCATGGACAATCAAACGTCCATCCTGCTCGATAGCCCCGCGTTCGATACCTACGCCATGCGGTTTCGGTATCGTGGCCGCTTCTCGCTATCGGCCACGTCCACCAATTGGCTGATGACCAATCACCCGGATTTGTACCTTGCGGCAACGCTTATGTGGGGGGCTGGCTATAGCGAAAACTGGAGCGGCGGACAGGCGTGGAAAGCCATGCTGGATGAGAGCCTGGACAGCGTCAAGCATACGCTGGCGCAAGTTCAGCGTTCAACGCTGCGGGTGGATTCGGCGCTGAGAACGCGGCGCTGGGCATACAACATCAACAGTGACACCTGATGCAGTTTCCGTTCAATCAATTCAGCCCCGATCAAGGCGACCTGTCGGACGGCTCGCTGAACGCCTGCGACGGCGTGCAGCCGCTGATGCCCGGCAATGGTTTCGGGCCGTTCCCCGGCTTGTCTGTAGCAAGCACGGCAACCGCGCTTGCAGCCACGCCCAGAGGCTTGTTCTCGTATCAGACGGCAGACGGTACGTGGCAGGTTGCGGGCTTCTCGCAAGCCACTGTGCAGTCCAAGCAGTCCGACGATACGTGGTCAACCATCGATAGCGGGCTGGCTTGTACTACGGGCGATGATTGGTCCGTCGAGCGGTTCGGGACGAAACTGCTCTACACCAACACGGCGCAGGGCATGCGGGCCTATGACGTTGAAACGGGCGGCGCTGCAAGCGCGGTTTCGGCGGCGGGCGATCCCCGGTTTATCTTTGAATTGGCGGGCATCCTGTTCTGCCTTGACTGCAAGGACGACGCGGCAACCCGCAACAATAAACTGATCCGATCCTCGGCCCCCGGCGATCACACCAATTTTGACACCAAGGGCTCCAACATTGTCGCGCTACAGACAGGGGACGCGCTGGTTTACGGCGGGCGGCTGAACGACACCAATGCACTGGTGTTGCAGAAACGGGCGGTCAAACTCATTCAGGTGGGCAACGTCGGTTCCTCGCTGTGGTTCCCGCAGACGGTATCGGAAGAAAGCGGCTCCGTTGGGGCAAAATCGTGCGTTCGGTTCAACGGCTCGGTGTACTGGTTCGCAACGGACGGGTTCAAGCGGTTCTCGCTTGCGGGCGGGCTTGAGAATATCGGCGCGGGGCGCGTTGATCAGTGGTTTCTGAGCCGCGTGGACCAGTCTGACCTATCATTGATCCAGGGAACGCTTGATCCATTCCGCCGCAATGTGATGTGGGCATGGAAGCGGGCATCCAACGCCTCGCCCACCGTGTTTTACGACGTGATTGCGTACAACTTCCAGTTTGACCGCTGGTTCACGGTTACGATCCCGGCAGGCATTACCTACCTCGGCTTTTCGGCACAGACGGCATCAACCTGGGACGCACTTGACGCCACGCTTACATGGGACGCCTACAATTCCGGCATTACGTGGGACAGCCGCTATCTGCAAGGCGGCCAGCCGATATTCGGCGCAATGGATAGCGCGTTCAAGTTCGGCTATTTCACCGGGACGAGCCTTGCCGCAACCATTGAAACGGCAGTGCAGGACAGCCCTGTGTCGTCGTTTGTTTCGGGCGCCATGCCAATGGACGATTGCGCTACGGGAACAATGGACCTCGGCGTTCGGCACGCCATGAACGACACCACGACATGGAAAACCGGCAGCAGCAAACAGGCATCTGGACACGTTGCATTGCGGGGCAGGGGAAACTTCATCGGCTTCCGGCGCAACATTCCTGCCGGCGCAACGTGGACCTCGGCCAAGGGCGTTGATTTCATCCAATCTTCTATGGGTGGCCCAAGGTGACTATTTCAATCATTGGGGCGATTGTCCCGCAGAATACGACGATCACGGCTAATACGGTCACAACGGTTCTTAGCCTCGGACGGCTCGCTACGCTGGCGTCAATTACGGTTTGCCCAACAACGGGAACACCGAGCCTGTCGGTATCAATCTACGACGGCACCACTCGCCGGTATCTCCGCAAGGCCGTCGCCATGACGGCAGGAACGGCATTCGTTTACGACACGCCACAGGCACTCAACCGCAAGGACGTGGTCGAGGTAACGAGCTCGTCGGCAACGGGCGACATGGACGTGTTTGTAAACTATCTCAGCGACGCATCGGGACGCCCCGGAGCCACCTGATGCCCGCCATCATACCGTACAC